TGACCGTTCCAGACGTGAAGGTTACGTTCTGACTTAGCTGATAAGTACCAGTTTGTCCGTTACCAACCGTTGATGAAGTTCCCGTCGTCGTAATCTGAGAACCGATATAGACGCCGGAAGATGCACCAAGAGTTCCGCCCGTCACCGTAGTAGACGCTGAAAGGAGAACCATGCCCGGACCAATTGGCATATCACTGTTTGCCGTTACCGTCAGAACGCCGCTCGTTGCCGAAGCGGTGACTGAAGCATAAGCATCAAGCGCCAAAACCGTGTCCGTAGCGCCTGTATCCGAACGGGTAAATACCGAAGAATAGTAGACGCCGGTGGTAGCAGAGTTAGTCGTAACAAGTGAAAGAGTTGCACTCGTTGGATTTGCCGATGCAACGATTGCAGCAGCCGCGTTTGTATATGGAACACCAGTGAACGAAACAATGTCACTGAAGCCATACCACCCAAAATCCTGCGCCGCCTGTGATTCACCTGGTAAATAAGTGAAAGGAGTGCGTGGATCAAGGATGCCGCCCCCCGCATAAAATAGCGAGGAGCCAATATCAGGATTGTATTCAGCAGAAACTGGGTTCTGACCGAAAACAATAATTGGACCGGAGAATGCGGTATCAGCCATTTAAGATTCCTTTCTGAGAATCGCCGAACCGTTTAACAACTTCTTCTTCGGCAGAGTGTTTATCAAGATATCGTATTGCTGAAATAAAGATACTGCGATCTTCCTTCAATTTACCAATTCCTTGATTACAATCTGCACAAAGTAAGCCCCTAACTTTTCCAGTTTGATGGTCATGATCTACAGCCAAAGCTTTAATCTTTCCATTTCTGGTTGCAGTTTCGGGTTTTGAGCATATCGCACAACCACCGTTTTGAAAATGAAACATTTCTGCATACTCATGACGAGTAATACCGAATTTTTTTTCACGTTCTCTGTCACTTAAGACATCTCGGTTTTGTTCGCGATATGACGCTTGATACGCACGAATGGCTTCAACCTTTTCAGGATTTTGCCTTGCTTTGGCATGAGAACGTCGGTTAATTTCACGGATTTTATCCCGATTATTTTCCCGATATTTTGCAGCCCTTAAGCGATTTTTTTCACGCGCATCAATTGCCATAACTCATCACTTACGAAGTTGGGAACGATCCGTAGATGCTCCTCCAATTGTAATAGCCAAAAGAGTACCGCTCGTAACCCTTAACCAGCAAGTTATCAGTCACGAAATCCACTTGCATATCGGTTTCGAAACGAACACGCTCCATATACGACAAGCCATCAATGTTTGTGAGCAAGAACCAGGCATATGCAGAGGTTAAGAAGTCGTTGACCATATAACCTTCAGACAAGCCACCTGCCGTTGTAAGAATTGCGTTAACGTCGTTGTCCGCAGTACCTGGGCGCAATTCAGTCTTCGTAAGACGAATAGCAACAGGTTCAAGCTGCGGTGGAACAATCAACTTGCGAGCGCGAGCAAACACCTTCAAGCCAGCCTGATCGCGGAAGTTAGTGCGGACTGCGATCATCGCATTCAGCAACGTAGCTTCGTTAAGATCAACTTGAACGGTTGGGGTGTTGGCAACCGAGCCACCATCAATCGGATGGGCAGTCGAGCAAAGAGAAACGCCATCACCGCCAACAGCATTGTTGTAAGTGGTTGCGTTGTTCAATACTGAAGCGCCATAGATTTCCTTCGTCTGTTGGAAAGCTTCAACAAGACCAAGGTTTGATGGATGGAATTGCGTCTTGTAGATGTTGTCATCAATCGCCTTGCGGGTGATGGCATATCCCAAACCAATTTCCGTATGCTCCTGATTGTAAACAAAACGCTCACCAGCGCCTGAATCAAAAGCAGTTTGGCCACCTTCAGTCTTTAACTGAGCAAGACCGAGGAACCGAAGTTCAGCGGTACGTTCCAAGGCAAGCTTGGAATCATGTTTCGTGAAAATTTTGTCGTACTGAGATGGGATCATCTCGTACTTGCCTTCAATACCACGGAGACCGGGAAGGAGAAGGTCTTTGATCTGACTAAGATTAACAGCCATGACTCATTACTCCTTACGAGATACCAGTGTTTGCAGCGTTCGAGCGCCAGACTTCGTTGTTGAAGCCGACAATCAAGTTGCAATACTGAGTGGTTTGATCGCCACCATTTCCAAGGGAAACGGCATAGTCGACGATGATGAACGGCGAAGTGTTGGTTGTTGCGGTAGCATTGACATAAGCCGTTGAACGGCCAGTCGAGTTGTTACCACCCGTCGAGTTGCCCGACGTTGCGCCAGTCGTGGAGTAAGCAAACGTAACAAGCTGACCCTGAACGCCAGAGGTCTGAGACGTGGCCGTACCCGTGACAGGGAAGCCCGAACCAGAAGACTGGACAACAAAGCGAGCGTTTGGATCGTCGATAACATAAGCTTCGACGTCGCCCGTCGCGCCCGAACCAGGCCATGATGCGGACCAAACAACGCGGTTAAGGGATGAGCTGAGATATTTGCAACCAACAAAAATACCTGCAAGCTGAACCGAGCCGCCAGCAGTTGCTTGCGTGATGTACCCGTTAGCTGTCGAGGTTACTGGTTGTACTGGGTCGCCAGTAAAAATTGGCGTTGTATTACCGGAAGCAATACGGCGGACGGATTGAGCGAACGTCGGAGCGCCACCTGCACCACCCTGATATTGTAGAAAGCCGCTGGGCGCGAATGTGTTCGCCATGACGGGTTCTCCTCTCAGAGAGTTCCATCATCGCACACCGGGGCGACTAAGAAACGGGAAATAGTTTAATCTCCGCGCCGAGGGAGATTGGATGAACATAGAAGAAAATTCAGAAATGTAAAGAGGGGGCTTTCGCCCCCTCAACCCAAGCCTCAAGTTGGAGGCAACATAGGCTCATAACCCTTTGAAATCTTTGGAGCAACACGAGAATCTTCACGCCCCAACATACCTTTTGCCGAGTCAAGCGCTTGTTTACGGGACTCAACCGCATTACGAGCATTTGTATTGTCTTTACGGCGCATTTCATCCGTAATGACGGCAGGACGTTCCATTAAAATCATGCCCTTACGTTCAATTGTATTGCCAGACCCTTCTGGAACCATGCCGCGATGCCGAGAAGCCGGAACAGGCTCCCAACCCATTTGGATAAGCGACAATTGATATGTAGGATCTTCTTGGCCCATAATAAATTTGCGTTTCCATTCATATGACCATCCTTCAGGAATAGAAGAAGGATCAACATAAAATTCATCAACGCCATGATCGGTTATACCGCCGGCATTTTTAATTTCGGCGGCACGACGAGCTGCGCGAGCAAGCGGGCTTTCTTCACGCATATCAACCCGCATAGATGGACGCGATGAGGCTTCTACCGCAGCTTCTTCAACGGGAGAAACCGTTGGTGCTGCGGCTGGTTTTGGTTTTTCAGCGCCAAAAAGAGCGCTTTTACGGCCACGACGGCTAACAGGTGCATTATTCGTTTCCATATTTCATTCTCCTCAGAGTTTTCCTTCGCGCTGAAGCGCGACTTTGTGGCGGGCATATTCTTGGTCGGTCATCTGCATCATTGACGCCATTTCTCGCTCTGCTGATGTTAAACGAACGACATTTGGACGTGTTGTTCCCGTGCCTGTACCACTACGTGTTACAGGAGCAGCAGGAGGAGCAGACCGCCGTGCAATTGGCTTGGCAGCTTCTGACATTGGGTTATCATATTCCTCTGTTGGAGCGCGGTTAATGCCCAAACGGTTTTCAATAAACCGGAAATATTCCGGCGTATCGGCAACAATACCGTCGTCAAGAGCATCGGCATGAGCCCGCATGGCCCGATCAAGCTTCTTTGGGTTATTAAGCTGATTTTTGTTTTGGCGAAGCCATTGAGCAGACTCCGGCGTTACTTGTGAAGCTAATTGATCAACCAAATCAACGTGTTGAGGCGCAACAGGAGCAATTTTAGGAGCTTCTTCTTTTGCTTTTCTGCCGTTTTCAAGCGTTGAAAGCTTAGATTGGTTAACAATCATCTGCTCTTGTAGTTCAGCGGCCTGATCATAGTCACCAGTTGCCAAAGCATCACGATAATTGGCTTTTAATAGCTCATTATTGTGCTTTACTTGATCAATTGCATTCTTGATCATGTGCAATTCGGTTGAATCAACCTTGCTTTGGGCCTGATTAGCTTGCTCTTGCGCTTCTCTGGCTTGTTTTTGGGCTTCAATACGCGCTTGACGCTCTTGTTCAAGCTTTGCTTGCAGCTCACTAATGCCTTCTTCGGGGGACAAATCAACTTTAGTCGTAGGTCGAGGCGCTTCTTCGGCCTTTTCTACAATAACGTCGTCTTGTTTTTCATCTTCAATCGGATCAAGAATAATCTCAATCTGATCTTCGTCTTTTACATCGGATTCTGACATTTTGTTTCCTTAGAAAATTGAATCAGGATGAGGAATTGTGCTGCGAATAAAGGTGTCATCAATCAAACGACACAATACTTCATCGCCCGTCTCACGATTGTTGTAGGTCAAGCTCCATCCATCGGACGGGCGGGATACAACCCAATCGCCAACTTCGACTTTCATGTCCTTAAACCATTGATTTGATTCATCAACGAACGCAGACGGTCCCTTTTTAAGTACAAGACCGACTTTGCCCTGCCATTTGTCTTCATCGCGAGTCTTGTTGGTAATGATAATACCGCCAGCCGTCATTTCAGGCCGAATATAGATCGCGATCAAAACTTGATTATGGAAAACATTAAAGTTGGATATGTCTCCAACCGCTTTTAATATTTCCTGCCTAGCATCAACTTCATGCTTCATTACATAAGCCATAAAAAACCCCTTTAGCGTGTCTGTTCAACGATAGTGCGAGCTTCTTCACACCGCTCAAGAGCGACATAAAGACCCTGCATAGCGCCAACGTAATACCGATATTGAGCAAAATCAGAGACACCATTGTTGGTTATAATCTCTTGTATCCGTTCAATTTCCGCCTTTAAAAGTTTTCTAAGCTCTCGCTCAAATAGATCGTTAGTTGTTAACATTGTATCCTCTTATCCCCCTTTCCCTCTTGGAAGACGGTCGGCAAAAGAGGGGATTGCCGACCGTCCTGTTATGAAGGCGCCGTAGCGCCTACACGAACTTCTTATCTTGGTGGCTTCAAACCATACGCCTTAACTTTTTCAAGACGCCCAAGACCGCCACCGGCGGCGTGATCAATAACGTGTTCCGTCATAGCGCGACCACCATGCTTGCGAGCCATTGCCATGCCGCCTTGTGGTGGCATCTGCGGAGGCATACCTGCTGGCACACCCATTGGCATACCCTGTGGAGGCATACCCTGTGGCGGAGGAACCGGAACAGGACGTGCGCCACCAGCAGGAGCGCCCATCATAGGAGCTAATCCTTGGCCAGCACCTTGAGGATGTTGAGCGATCACAATGTTGACGTTTGTTTTGCCCTTGGTGCGACCGCCAGTTTTGCGACCAATACGACCGCCGCGCATTTCGCCCAAATCTTTCAAAGTCATTTCAGGCTCAGAAGCGCCTTCGTGATAGATAGGCTGCGCATTTTGATCAGGAACCTGACGGCTAAATACCATGCCTGGTTGGCCCGCTTGACCTTGAAATAAACCGTAATCAGTACGCGATGGAGGCAAGCCGCGACCCATCATGTTTTGCTGTTGATCTGGCCGCAACGATGCAGGAACAGCCGCATTATCCGCCCGCATAGCACGATTAAGATCGTTTGCCTGATTTTCAGCATACGTTTGAGCGTTATCGGTCCTCATCGCACTCTGAGCATTTTGCTGTGCTTGAGCTGCAATTTGCGCGGCTTCAGCGCGTTGTTGCGGATCTTGCATTGAGTTGGAACCTATACCGCCAAGGCCCGTTGTCGATGGCTTAGGAGCAGCTCTATGCTTTGGCACAACCGCACGGCTTGGACCCTGTGCAGCCATAGCTGATTGACGATCTTGTGGAGACATAGCCGAAATTTGATCAGGCGTTGCCTTATCCAGATTATGCCAACCCGTAACCAAATCGTAATATGCACCGCTAAAATCAGGAGAACCTGCTCCACCGCCGCCGCCTTTATGCAAACGACCGCCATCTTTTCTGGCAGTGCGACCGCCTGTAGGACGAACACCCGTCACTTCCATAATGTTGCGACCGCCATCTTTGCGGCCCATACGACCGCCGGAGCATTTGGCGCAACCGCACGACTCATGATGAACTTCGCCGCCATGCTTCAAGCCTTTCATGCTTTGCTGACGGTCATGCTTCTTGTCTTTGGCCGACTTTTCCCAAGCCCCCATTGACATCCCATATTTTTTTGCAAGCTTTTTGTCTTGTTCAAAATCCTTTTTGGAATGCTCCCATTCCGTTTTGCTGATTTTGCCGCCAGCTTTGCGAGGCATAGCCGCTGCCGCGTTCTTGGACATTGAATCAGCAACTGGGTTCATGCCGATAGGACCGCCGCCAAGCTTGTGCTTTGCAGCCCCGCCGCTCTTCATACCGCCAATATGCTTTGTACCAACGCGCTTTTCATTGGCCATTTTCTGATCGCGATTAAGCAAATCATCAACCGACATTGCACGACCGCCGCTCTTGCGAGGCTTGCGACCTGCATGGTGAATGGCGTCTTTACCGTGGTGCTTGCCAATAACTTTGCCGCCCTTTTTAAATTGGCGCGGCGAAAGAGGACGCATACCCGTCTGTACGGTAGCGTCTTCAGCGTCAGGAGGCGTATAGCCAGACGCATCAATCGGCGTTCCACGGGGATCTGGCCCTACAAGCCTTTGGGCTTTACTTTTTAACGCTGCGCGAGCAGCTTTTGCAGTTGACGACATTATACTCTCCTCGAGGGGTTATTACGGGCGTCCCCGTGTGTGCTGCTGGGCAAGTGTTACGGCTTCGTGCAGCGGCGAGCCGGATCTCGGAACAACAGAAAGGGCGCGATCAATTAGATCACGCCCTGCGTTGGAAGGTAAACTTTTGGAAGTGTTTACTTTGTGTGGTGTTGCAGCTTGCTGGTCATCACCACCGCCTTCGACAGCACCGTCGGTAGCATAACCCTTGCGGGCAAAATGCTTGGCAACCATTAGAAAATGATGACGATTGTAGCTCATTAGCCAGCCCTTACATCATTAGGATCAAGAGGTGCTTCATTGCCTTCCAACCGGTTCAGCATATCCGGCTGGATTAAAGAATTAACCAACGGCATTATCTGCGGATTCTTGGCCAGTTCTTCGGCAAGCTTGATTGCCGCCAACCGTTCACGGCTTTCACGATCCCGCTTACGGTTTTCGGCATCAAGAATCGCATCTTGATTCTTCTGCTCAATCTCTTGTTTGCGAACCATAATGTCCGCAACCTTGAGCTGATCCGCTTGAGGATTTCCGCCAATACCGCCTTGCGCGCCCTGCTGGACCTGCGCAACTTTGGCTTGCGCCGTAATCATTTTGGCTTGAGCCGCCATTTGATCCGTCTGAATCTTGGCCTGAATAGCCATAAGTTCAGGAGGCGGAGACTGCTGCGCTTGAGGCGGAGCCAAAAATTGCTGTGGATTAGTCCAGCCAATGGCCTGAAGAGCCGCCGTATCAATCGCAATCGGATCATACATCGACGGATTAGCAGCCTGAAGCTGCTTCAATGCCATAATTTTCATCACACGCTGGGCATGACTTGCTGTGTTTGGATCTGCCTGTGGCACAAGGTCGCAGTTTTCTAAAGCCCGCAAAAACGTCTGCTCATCCCACGGTTTGGCAGGACGTTTGTTGCGCTGCCAGAAACTCTCAGGATTTTCCTTAAACAACCGCGCCAGCATCTGAAACTCTTCAGCCTGTGCAGCGTGCATCCGTTTGTGAACCGAGTTCATAACCTTTGTGGCTTGCTCGATCATCGCCAGCGTTGTGCCAACCGGTGCATCAGCACGGCCTTCACCAACTTGCTGTTCTGACGTTCCGCCAATCCGCATCCCCGTCTCAGCCATTGCCGCCGTTAGGTTCATAAGACCTGGGCCGACATCCTTATAAGGCAACGGCATAATTGCTTGGTTGATAGGCATACCGCCAGTCTTGACTAACGCACCACCGCCAGGCGGTACACGAAAGATGTTCGTATTTTGCCGAGCGCCCGTATCAGACATTAAAAAACCTGGGAAGTTGGCATACATCCCCGCGTCCAACATCTCACGCCAAGCAGCCGTCAGCGCATTCGTCGTGTTGCCTAAGATGTGGAGGAGACCCAGATCATAAAACCCCAACCCTGGTACAAACGTGTACTTAACAAAATTGACGCGAGCTTCGGGCAGCTCGACATCATCTTCGTCGTAGTTGCGAACGATAGAAAGGATTTGCTTTGATGATACATCAATCGTAACGCGGTAAGGAATTTCAAGACCGCTCTCCTTGCCTTTGTATTTATGCTCAAAACCGGCAAGGTCCAGCTCGCAATAGCACTCGTATATCTCACGATCCCTATCTTCTGGATTGCTGGTATCAGGCGAAATGCCTTGCTGCGATTTCTTTTCCAATTGCACCGCGTCAAGTTTGGCAGCACTAGGCGCCGGCAGATCAACGTCGCGATAAACGCCAAGGATCTGCAACCGCTTAACCACGTTTGGCCGCATCATCGACCGATGAGTAATCCGCTTGGCGTTCCTAAGATCGGTCGCTTCGTTGTTTACAATCAAATCGTCGGCATCCACCGACTCAATCACAGGCCGATTGCGAAGCGGGCAAAAATAACCTTTTTTAAACGCCGTGCCGCCAAAGCCCAGCATTAACAACATCCGGTCAGTGTCGGGGTAATATTCCGTCGCTACCGCCGTGAGATAATGGTTCATATCTTCTTCAAGAGCGTTCGCATCCTGATCTTCTTGAAGATTTGCGTTGTTGTTGTCGTCGCGAATCTTTACCGGCCCGTCAGTTGGCAATAGTTCGGATCTCGCATTCGCCTGAAACCGCAATACAGCTTCGAGCAATAATGGGTGCCT